TCATCCAGGATGGCCACATAAAACAACACCACTGCTAACTTCAATCCAAATACAAATACACTGAAACAAATAAATACCCTAAAGGAATACAACAATGGCGGGAACAAGAATATCGGGCACACGGACAATTGCACCACAAAGTGGTCCAGTGGTGTCAACGGTTGCAGTAACCAACTTCACTCAAGAAAATACAACCACATTCATTCGATCTAATTTTATAGGTGCCGTTGGACGTTTAGCAGTAGTAGGACCTACTGGTCAAGTAGTAATATTAAAAAATACCGAAGCAAACGTAGGAAACATTAGTAATCCAGCTGGTGGCGATCCTTTGTATGAGATTGATCAATCGTTGTTCTCCACTACTGAACAAAGAAAAGCAGCACAGGCATATTTTGCCGGCGGTGTGGGTATTGAAAAAGACCTAGCAGTTGGCGGATTTATTTACGGTCGCGTGGCTGCGGCTAACACTGCTACCACATCCAGCAACGTCACAGTGCTGGAAGTCAACGATGATAGAATGTACTATCCATTGTTTACTGACGTTGACGGTTTAGTGTTGACAGGTTCTCAACTGTATGCAGACAATTTAGACGGTGCTGGCGCCCAAACGCCCGATTCAGGTCTACAGTACAATCCGTTCACCGGAATGATATCAACTGAACGAGTGTTGGTAAAATCAGACGAAACATCTACCAGCCCAGAAACTGGCGCCCTTACAGTTGCTGGTGGTGCAGGTATTTTGGCTGATGTGTTTGTAGGCGGAGTTGTTACACTGGAAGATGAAACAAATTCCACAGCCGTTGATGAGGGCGCTCTTGTAGTTGCAGGAGGTATAGGTGTTGGGCAAGATGTATTTGTAGGCGGCATTGTCACGGTTGATGATGACACAAATGCTGCATCTATTACTGAAGGCGCATTGATTGTTGCAGGCGGAGCTGGTATTACCAAAGACGTATTTGTAGGCGGCATTGTCACAGTAGAAGATGAAACCAACGCCACAGCCGCAGATGAAGGTGCTTTAATTGTTGCCGGCGGTGTAGGTGTTGGGCAAGATGTATTCGTTGGCGGCATTGTTACAGTTGATGATGACACAAATTCTGCATCTATTACTGAAGGCGCATTGATTGTTGCCGGTGGTGTTGGTATTACCAAAGATGTGTTTGTAGGTGGAGTAGTCACTGTAGAAGATGAAACTGACTCTACATCAATTGCCAACGGTGCTTTGGTTGTTGCCGGTGGTGTAGGCATTGGTGCCACAGTCAATGTTGGTGGCGATATTCTTCCAGCAGAGCCCGATGCAGGATCAATTGGTGCTCAAGACCTTGAATGGGCTGATGCATATTTGAACAAGATATATTCCAAGTTCATTGGCAGTACAGCAAGCGGACTAACACTGGCCCCTGGTACTGGCATCACAGACGTGTTTGGAGACATTCGTGTAAGAGGTCAAAATCCAATTGGTACAGCACCAGTTGTAACAAATACCTTGTATGTCACTGTAGACGGAAATGACACCAACGATGGTCGTGCCATGGATGCAAGTCGAGCCTGCCGAACAATTGGCGGCGCCATAAACAGTCCGTACTATCAGCCTGGTACACAAATTTTGGTCAGTGCTGGCAGATATTTAGAAGACAACCCGTTGGTGATGAAACCATACACCAGTATACGAGGCGCTGATATTCGTACAACATTTATTGAACCGATCAACAAAACACAAGATTTGTTCCATGTCAACAGTGGATGTTATTTGAATTACATGAGTTTCTTGAATGGTCGTAGCGGACGATTGGAAGGTGCTTATGCAGAAGGATACAACCGCGGAGCATACGCAACTGCATTTCCTCCGCAGACAGGCGAAAACAGAATCGACTTGTTTAATTCTCCTTACATACAAAACTGTACCAATCAGAGCGGCCCTTGGTTAAAAGATGGTACAATGTTTGTACCAAACCAGACTGTACAGGTTCCGTTAGCCATTGGGCAAAGCACATGGGAATCCAACACAGCAAGTATTGTTGTCAACATGCAATCTGGCAGCGTTGAGATTGGTCAAAGTATCAATGCTGGAAAACAAACACAGGGATTCTTCAACGCTCGCACACTGTTGTTGGCAAACAAACCATTCATTCAAAGTCAAGCAGTTGCCTGGGTGTCTGTAAACTTCCCATCTTTTGTTTACAATGAACAATTGTGTTATCGCGACGCAGGTATTCTTATTGAAAACATGGCCTACGACATGGCGTTTGGTGGCAATGAAAAGAGCATTGACAGTGGGCGATCATATTTCCGTGGTGTGATCAGTGTGATTGCTGGACAAGAAACACAAACTGTTGGTGCAATTGATTACATCAGTTATCTATCACAGTTGGTAGTACAGAATGAAGTTTGCCCAGTTCTAACTCCTCCACCAAATATTCCAGTAGGCACACAGGTTATAAACACTGTGCTAACTGGCGGTGACATTGTGGTTCCTTCAATAGAGAAGCTGTTCAACATTACCACTGGAATTATTGAAAATGGTCCTGATTCTGCACCTGACTTATTCAACGGACAAGGTCCAGATGCGGCATATGTGAGTGCAGAAGTATTGTTGCAGGCCAACAGAAAATTCATACAAGAAAATGCAATCATTTATATTAACAACTTCTTGTGCGATCCTCCCAAAGCATTGCCTTACAGTCAAATCAAATGCAGACGAGACACTGGTCTGATTGTTGACAGTATTGCTACAGATTTGTTGTTCTCAACACCTAGTAACACACAAGCAACATTTGCAGGAATACAATATTTCAATCAAGCAAACTATGTTGGAATAATTGAGGATCAGTTGATTCCAACAATTGCCGCCATCACATATTTGCGAGACTTGAGTTTAAAAGTTGTACAAAATATTACCACTGCCACAGATGCACTGATTGGTGTAACTCGTTACACCAATGGAGTTCAAACAACAGCCAGTAACTATGCATCTATTACAGAAGTAAACAAAATTCAATCTGAATTTTCAAATATTTTGACTATTTTAAATGGAAGAACCGACGGATGGTCAGATTTGATTGTTCCAGATACTGGAATTGAAAGTATATTCCCAAGTGTGAGAAACACGGTGAACATGTTGATAGCCAACACCACCTACCTGGCCGACGAAGTTGTGGCGTTTGTAAATGCCACATATCCATTATTTGTGTATTCTACCAGCACATGTGCAAGAGATGTTGGATACATTATCCAAAGCGTCTGTTTTGATCTGTTGTATGGTGGAAACAAACAAAGCATTGTGGCAGGATTATCATACTATTCAACCACCGGAACATCAACAGTGATTCCTGGAGAAACAACTGCCACAGTAGATGCGTTTACTTTCATGGGTAATTTGGCCAGCACACTGGTACAAGGACAAACTTACTATCCATTGCAGAGCAAAGTCAAGCCAGTTATTACTTTGCCAGCCAGCGACAGCAACAATGCCAGCACACTGGTCAACATTGTAAACACTATTACTAATATTATTGCCAATGGGCCTGACGTTGCTGCTGCATTAGCTCCTGTGACATTGATCAAAACATTGTCAACATCAACAATAAATGCTCACAGCATACTGAAAGCAAATCGTCAATTCATAATTGAAGAAACAATAACATATATTGATCAGACATACAATCCCAACAGTTTCAATTACAATCAAGAAAAGTGTTTTAGAGACACTGGATTGATTGTGGATGCGGTAAGTCAAGACATCTTGTTAGGCGGCAACCAAAAATCTATTGAAGCAGGATTGAGTTACTGGACCCAAGGATACAACTATGTTGCAGGACAAGAAAGTACTACAACAGCAGCCATTAATTATGTAAGAGATATTTCTTTACAGGTTATTGCAAATACCACAGTAACAACTTATGGAAATAGTACTCCGCAGATCATCAACACTTTCTATCAGTATGGCGGAGACTACATGCCACAACAGGCTATCTCTCGCAACTTTGGAATTATCACAGACATTATTGAAAATGGAATTGCTGTGGCTCCTCCGGTGTATGCTGGTGGAGGCTTGTTTGCACTCAACGGATTGAACGGATCCAGTGTTGTGATTGCAACCAAAGTAACATCAGTTGAAGAACTTGAACCTGATGTATACAGAATTGGATTAGATACTCCTACAGTGGGATTTGGCGACAACGCCACTTTGATATTTGGTGACACACAGATTTTTCCTTTACAAGATCCACAAGTGGAAGCATTGTGTTTGGAATTAGGACTAGATGCCAACACTTGGAACGAACGAAAAGTAGATCCAATTGGTGCCATGGGAGGAGCATTGATTGACGGAGCAGTGATTAGTGATAGATCTCCTATTCAATCTTTTGTGTTTGATGCTTACACCCAATTGAACCAAGGTGGAATTGGTGTTAAAGTAACCAACAACGGATATTCACAGTTGGTTTCGGTGTTTACAATCTTCTGTAGCGTGGGCGTTGAGTGCGACCGAGGCGGTATTGCATCTATCACCAACTCCAACTGTAACTTTGGAGATATTTCATTGTTGGCCAAAGGATTTGGTCGACGAGATTTCAGCGGTACAGTGTACAATCCTGCTTTTAGAGCATACCCATTTAGTCCAAACGTTCCAGGATCTGGATTCCTGGATCAGTTTTACCCCAACGGATACTGGCCAAACAACGGAGGCCAGGTAGAAATATTTGTGCCTGACAGTGAAAATCGTCCACACATTGGACAGGTAATGGAAGTGATTCCTCCAAAGGACTATTTGAATGAACAGGGATTGTCAGGATTCTTAAATGCATTTGCCAACACCAGTACAATAAACACAGGAACTATCAATTTGGTAGACATCAGCACAACCGATGTTTATATTGGAAACACACTGGTCATCAGAGATCAGTTTGGACGAGAAGTTGATGATAACGGAGTGCGTTATGTTGCAACTGGCACCGTGGTAAAAGATGTAAATTTCAACAGCATCAGTCTTAACCAAGCATTGACCAGCGGTGGAGGCGATCCTACAAATCCAACATTCTTCACTATGTATTTTAGCGGAAACAGTTATTACACAGTGCAGACCAGTCAGATTGCAGAAGATCCTTATGCTGTGGACACAAACAAATTGAGTGCAAACACTGATCCTTATTTTGAAGGACCAGCAATTGATCAAATTGCAGCACACTTGACAACTTTGAATTATTTGAAATCTGTAGTGGATGATGTTATTACAAATACAGCAATTACACCTACCATAGGCAACAGTTCAACGCAGGCAATCAATATCACACTAACAGGTGGTGAAAATTCACAGGCATTTGTTGATTTAAGATTTGATCAAATGATCAACATCATTGGCGCAGCCAACATTGCAGCAGCAAGATTGGTTGTTCCGCAAAATGCAATTGCAAAAACTGGAACTATTCCGCAAGGAGCAGGCAGTGCAATTGCATTGATTGAAAACAACATTGAATTTATTTCAGAAGAAATTGCTGCTTACGTAACACTAAACTTAGCCAGCGGACTAGGAAGCTACGATCAGAACAAATGTAGAAGAGACATCAAACTGATCTTACAACAGTTGTTGTATGATTTGCAAACTGGCGGAAACTACAACATGGTATACAGTGGATTGAGTTACTGGTCAAGAGCAGGAACCTATCATATTGTTCAATTGGGCGAAGCAGTTAACCGACCTGACTTGTTTCCAAATGGATCTACAGTAAACTTTTATCAAAGAAGTTACATTTCGGCAAGTGGATACTTGTTTGAATACGTTGGTGCAGGAACAAACTATGGTGCATTGCCACAACGAGGAGTAGCTGATCCTGTACAAGCAAAAGAAACAGTTCAGTTAAATAGTGGTAAGGTGTTCTTTACCTCTACAGATCAAAACGGTGACTTCCGAATTGGACCAGGATTGGTAATCAGTCAAGCAACGGGTGTTCTAAGCGGAAGAACATTTGTACAAAGTTTATACGCTAATATGACTCCGTTCATATTGGCAATCAGTTAACAGGAAATAACATGGCACAGTTACCATTAAACAAGTTTTTAACAAAGACTGCTATATTAACAACTAGCACAACATCGACAGTTTACACAGCACCAATTGGTGTTACTGCAATTGTGTTGATGGCGCAAGTGGCAAATATCAGCACACAAACGCATTCGGTAAGTTTTGAACATTTTAGATTCAAAACTATTTTGCCAGATGCACAAGGATTTGGCGGTCAATCTGGATTGACTCCTAGCATGTTGGTCAAAGATTTTGCAATACCCGCAGGTGATGCAGGAACTCCGTTGACAGGAAAAATGATTATCGAAGAATTAGATAGTGTACGTGCTTATGCAGATAGTTCAGGCACATTGCAATTGGTAATGAGCATATTGCAAACTGCTAATTCATAATAGGAAGATATAAAATGCCAGGATTATTAAGTGGAAAGACGTTACGCAGAGGCGGCAGTGGCGAGTTTATTGATCTCGCAGGAGCCATGCCGCAATTGCCAACGGCACCCAGTACTAGTACTGGTTTTACAGTAGTAACAGATGACAAACTTAGAACAACATATAGATCTAGCTTAGGTAATTTAGAATTTAACGCTGGCACAGTGTATAGTAATGTGTCTGGACAGCCACTTCAATTGATTGGCACAGGCACATTGGCAGTGATTGTGTCAGGAGGTACCGCTACCAACAGCACAAACACAGGTGCATTAGTTGTACAAGGCGGCGTTGGAATCAGAGACAATTTGTTTGTGGGCGGCGACACTACACTGCAACGATTAACACTTACAGAATTTACCGCTACCACAGCAACAATTTTTAAATTAAATGTTGTTGGATTAGAAAATTCAGTCAGCACAACAACTGGCGCTCTAGTGGTCACAGGCGGAGTTGGTGTTGGACAAGATATGTTTGTTGGCAACAGCGTAAACAGTTACAGAATAAATTCTGTATTGGGAGATATTGTTAATCTTGCAATAACAGGCACCAACGTTTCAAACAATGCATCATCGGGCGCATTGACTGTGTCCGGCGGAGTTGGTATTGCAGGCAATATAATTGCTGGAGACACATTATCAGTTGCTTCAACTGCAACATTGTTATCAGATGTTGGCATCACCGGAGATGTTAGTATCGAAGGCAAGTTAACGGTACAGGGATCTGGGGATGTGGATCTGAGTCCCGAAGCAGCCAGTGTTACAATTACACCTTCGTTGGGCGGTAGTGTTACTATTAGACCAAGTGTACAAGGAGAATTAGACAATATGGAAATTGGAGCCATTACTCCTAAAGATTCATATTTTCTCAATGCTCGTGCAAACAATTTTATAGGACTGTCAACCACTGCTACCAACTTGGAAAGAGGTCAACTGGGCAGTATTCCGTATCAAACAAGTACAGGAACAACTGAATTTATCGGTATTGGTCAATCAAACACTGTGTTGGTATCCAATGGTTCTACTGCAACTTGGTCCAATGCTGCGGATTTGAGTGTGTCTACTGCAACTTTTTCTGACACTCCTTTTATCAATGTTGCTGTAACCGGCACAACTTATCAAGTGATTTTGAGCACTGGTACCAATTCCTATGCTCCACTGGCAGAAGATGTAAACTTATTTTATGAAACAACCACTGGAACACTACACACTCCTAACTTGGTAGCAACAGAAAGTGTTTATAGTCGCGAAGGTATTGTAGACGAAGGTAATTTATTATACACTCCGCGAGTAACTATCTCAGCAACTGCTCCTGTTGATCCGCGTATTGGAGATTTTTGGATTGATCCCACATACGGCGTAGAATTACAATATGTAGATGACGGTGGTACACGATTCTGGATACAATTTGCAGGATTTTGATATGAACAACAAGAACAAAAGAGTTAAACTATGCCCTTATTAAATTTTCCATCAAATCCAAATCCTGGAGAGACCTATTCCATTGGCACTAATACGTGGACTTGGACCGGTACTGCTTGGATCAAACTTACCAGTAGTCCAACAAGTCCTATTATTATCACAACTGCCACATTCAGTACATCTACTGTTACCGGTAGTGTGGTCATCACCGGAGGATTAGGAGTAGGCGGTGGCGTTAACATTAGCGGAACCTCCACCGTTAACGGTGCAGAAATTTTAACAACTGCAACGTTGGACAATTATGTAAAACCAACCTTGATTGTTGGAGGAACTGATACTGCGGTCACTTCATCAACTGGTGTTGTCACGGTGTTTACAGTATGGAACACAAGTACTTTACAGTCTGTAACTGATAGAGGCAACACTACTACAAATACCATATTCATTGATAATGCAACCAGCTCAACCAATGTAGGATCAGGCGCACTGATAGTAACAGGCGGTGCCAGCATAGGTGGTGATTTGTATCTAGGTGGTACAATCTATTCAGCAGGTGTACCAGTTATTACAACAAGTACTCTGGTTGATTCGTTCCAAGCCGGCGATGATATTAGAATTATTTCTACCATTACTGGTATTACAACTACCACAACATTGTTGATTTCCAATACTTCTACGTTTGAAACTGTTACTCGTAGGGGTAGTACTACTACTTTTGCAATTCATATTGCAAATACCACGGAATCAATATCCAGTAGCACCGGTGCTGTGGTAATTGATGGCGGATTAGGTGTTGCAAAACGCATAAACGCAGAAAGTATTCAAATTGCAGACACAGTGATTGATTCTGGACAAGTTTTGGTAAATACCACTGACACTGTAGTAGTAGATGAGTACGATATTGATGAATATCGCACCAGCAAGTATCTAATACAGATTGATGAAGGCTCTGGTCCTGGTGCAAATTTTGAAACCATTGAAATATTGTTGTTAGTTGACAACAATGGAAATGTTTTTGCAACAGAATATGCAGTTCTAACATCAAATGGAGATTTAGGAGAGTTTGCGGCAGATGTAATTGGGGATAAAGTTAGACTATACTTTACCGCAGTAAATGCCACAAACAAGGTTCTAAGAATTTTTAGAACCACAATGAGAGTATAATAGGAATTATAAAATGGCACTAACAGCAATTACAAAAGATTTCGTCGTAAAAGCCGGCGCGATAGTCGAAGGCGCAAATTTTGTATCTTCGTCAACTGGACAGACAGGTACCCTGCAAATCAGTGGCGGCGCTGCTATTGCTAAAAACTTAGTAGTAGGCACAACTGCAACAATATGGGGCAATTCTTCTTTAATAGGAAGTTTAAATGTAGCTGGGGCCAGTACAGTTGGTTCGCTAACTGCTACAATTTTTACTGCAACTTCTGCCAATATTATTGGCAACTTGACAGTATCCGGAGTTTCAGCACTGCAAGGCATACTGACTGTAACAGGTAACAGTCAATTCAACGGTGCGGTAAACACATTTAGCGGCGCATTGTTTGTCACAGGAACAAACATTTTAACAGTTGATACAGGAGCCACCTCGTTGGGCGGTACACTAACTGTTAGCGGAAAAACATTACTCAACAACACCACTGACGCAGTTGTAGCAGGTGGCGGCGATGCTGCACTGAAAACACTGGGTGGAGTTTATGTAAGCAAAAATTTAATTGTTGCAAGCACTGCATCTAGCACATCTACTGCTGCTTCCAACGCATTGTATGTGGCAGGCGGAGCATACATTGATAGTACTTTTCTTGTTCAAGGCTCAGCAACATTTAACGGTAATGTAGTTTTTAACGGTACACAAACAAACGTTTATTCTACAAACACTGTTTATACAGACAACTTAATTAACTTACACGTTCCTGCAGGTAGCACAGGAACAGAACATAATTGGACACTTGATGATGGCAAAGACATTGGTTTTGGATTCCACTATTACAAAACAGTAGATAAGAATGCATTTTTAGGTCTAGCTAACGACAGCGGATATCTTGAATGGTACGAAGACGGTTATGAAACTTTAACAGGCGAGCATACTAGCGGAACCTACGGTACATTTAAAACTGCAAATATTCAATTAACAGGCACTGCTGATGCATCGTCAACTATTACTGGTGCATTCCAAGTAGTAGGCGGTGCTGGCATTGGTGGCAAATTATATGCAAGTCTATTGGCTGGTAGAAATTTAACCACAGCAAGTGGTATTGTTTATAGCCTATCAGACGGAACACTACAAAATACTCCTGTAACATTTGACAGTGCTGCTCAAAGATTAGTTGGTTTAATTACAACTGCTTCAACTGCTATCAACGTAGACGGCGGCGCAGCTGGATCTCTTCTATACCAATCAGGTGCCAGTGCATCGCAGTTCTTGCCAATTGGCACTAACGGAAATATTTTAATTGTCAGCGGTGGTAACCCTACATGGAGTGCTCCTACAGGATTGGTTGCTGGTAATGCAACTACTGCTAGTAACATTGCAGGCGGATTAAAGGATCAAATTCCTTTCCAAAGTGCTCCAGGTCAAACAGTATTCAACGTAGGCATGGTCTACAATGGTACTACATTTACCACAACAAACATTCAAGTAACCAGCAACAACAATGCCACAGCCGCAACAGGCGCAAGTGGTGCATTGATGGTAACTGGTGGCGTTGGCATCAGCCGTGATCTATGGGTTGCTGGCGACATCAACGTTGGCGGCAACATCTATATGGATGGTGTTGGCCTAGATACCATCAGCGGTACAACAGCAACATTTACACAAGCCAATATAACTGGTACAGTTGCAACATTCTCCACATCAACTGGTGCTTTGCAAGTTGGAGGTGGTGTTGGAATTGGTGGCGGCATATTTGTTGGCGGTATTGCTACTGCCACTCTGTTCTCTGGTGTTGTAACACAAGTACAAACTACCGCACAAACAGCCAACGCAAATTACTTTCCAACATTTGTTGATGCTAACAATGCAACTGCTGCAGGCGAAGTTCTTTTCACTACATCAAGTTTTAGTATTAATCCATCAACAGGTGCAACAACATTTGGCGGCTCAGTAGCAGTTACCGGACCGTTGACAATCACCGGATTTAGTTTACTAAATGGCGGTGCTACAATCAGTGCTGCCACTGTTACAAATAACTTATTGGTAAGTGGTAATGGAACAGTTACAGGTTTTGCATCACTAAATGGTGGCGCTACAATCAGTGCTGCCACTGTGACAAACAATTTATTGGTAAGCGGCAATGAAACAGTTACAGGTTTTGCATCACTAAATGGTGGCGCAACAATCAGTGCTGCCACTGTGACCAATGCATTGATAGTAAGCGGCCAATCATTCCTAAACGGTGGCACAACTACTACCAACTTCACTGCCACAACTTCTAACATTATTGGCAATGAAACAGTTGGCGGTACTTTGACAGTTACTGGTCAAACAACGTTGGGTCAACTGACTGCTACAATTACCACAGTAACTTCATTAACTGTTATTGGCAATGAAACAGTTGGCGGCACATTGGCAGTCACTGGATTCAGTTCATTGAGCGGCGGTGCTACAATCAGTGCTGCCACTGTTACAAATAACTTATTAGTAAGTGGTAATGAAACAGTTACAGGATTTACCTCACTAAACGGTGGCGCTACAATCAGTGCATTGACAGTGACCAATGCAACAGTGCTGAGCAGCACATTGGCAGTTACTGGACACAGCACATTGGGTCTGTTGCGTGCTACTGACACCACAGTGACAAACTTGACTGTCAGCAGCACATTAGGAGTCACCGGACAAAGCACATTGGATGCAGTCACAGCTGGTACTACCACAGTGACAAACTTGATTGTTACAGGATCTGCAACTTTACCAAGCAACGTCAGCCTTTCAAACTTGACAGTTACCAATTTAACAGTTACCAATAATCAAACTGTAGGCGGAAACTTACAAGTTACTGGATTGTTTACTGTAACTAACACTGCCAATTTTACTGCTGTGGTAAGAGTTACCAATGCAACTGATTCCAACGCTACAGGCGTTGGTGCTTTGGTTGTAACAGGCGGTGTTGGTATTGCTAAAAACTTGACAGTTGGAACAGGTGTAACAGTTGGTGCATCGTCCACACAAACTGTAGTACCGTCCGTGTTCAGCAACAACGTATTGTATTCAAGTTATACCAGTCAGTTCATTGTTACAAACTCACTGATCAGCTTGGACACATTCAGTTCGTCGGCATACAGAAGTGCAAAATATTTTGTACAAATTGTTGATGGTACAAAGATACAGGTTGAAGAAATTGTTCTATTCCATGATGGTACCAATGTCTACATGACAGAATATGCAGCCATGAACAACACTGGAAGTTTAGGTGATTTTGATGCAACCATTGGTGGCGGAACAGTAACGCTGAACTTTACTGCCAATTATTCTCCAACCAGTATGACTATCAAAGTGGTAAGAACCGCAATCACAGTGTAATCAACACTGCACAAAAAAATAGGACCCAAAGGTCCTATTTTTGTTTCATTGTGTCACAAGTATAAATATATGATATTATAAACCAGCCAATGGTGGAAAGGGAAACTAATGGCATCACAACTAGATTTTAGGGTCAAAAACGGCCTCGTGGTTCAAACTACGGCAACGTTTGTATCAACTGCTCAAGCAGTATCAACTGCTTCAGGAGCTGTACAAATCATCGGTGGAGCCGGCATCGGCGGCAACCTATGGGTAGGTGGTACTGTGAACGTAGCAGGCACCATCAACGCCAGTGTTACAGGTGTTATTACATCTGCAACCAACATTGCCAATGGTACAGCAGGACAAATTCCTTATCAATCAGCTGCTGGTGTAACAACATTTGCTGGTCCGGGCACAGCTGGACAAGTTTTAGTCAGTCGAGGTGCATCTGCATCTGGTCCTACATTTCAAAACACTCTCACATTGGCAGGGTCAACTGCTGCAACATCAACCACAACTGGCGCACTGGTAGTCACTGGTGGTGTAGGTGTTGGTCAAAACTTATATGTTAACAACAATACAGTTTTAGGTACAAACTACAACAACACTGCCACCGGCAGCAAAATTACATTAAGGGGTATTTTACAAACTGCCACAGTTTCGTCGATTGTTGATACCACACTGAACGTTGCATTGGCCTTGCCAATGAACAATTGGTCTATTGTGTCCACTGATGGAAACTTTGTTAGAAATGTGTTGTCAAAAGACAGCAGCAATAACGTAACTGTTGGTGTAAGCGGTTCATCGTTTCACAACGATGTAAACATTTACACAGGTCCTAGCGGTGCTTTCAACATCTACAGTGGTACAGGTCAGATTCGTTCGCATTTTGATAATCAAGGTGTGTTGAGAATTTCAACTACCACTGTTGCAACATCAACCATAACCGGTGCTTTGCAAGTTGCAGGTGGAGTTGGTGTAGGTGGTAGTGCCTATTTTGGCAACGATCTATATCTAACAAAACCAACCAATAATTATGTTTATCTGATAAACTCAAATACCGTTGGCAATTACAACAACGAAATTTATTTCAAAACTACCAATGCATATTCTAATATAGGAAACCAAAGTGGCGTTGGCACTATTGCTGTTTTAGATAATTCAGATAGCAGTAAAGGTTCTATTAGATTTTTTAAGAACGGCAGTTTTACTGATTTAGGTATATTTGCAAGCGGATTTGGATCAACGTCTACTGCAAATCTATTGGTGAGATTGGATCAATCTCAATTTACCACAGACTTAATAGTAAAAAGTTCAACAAATGCAGTATCAACTACAACTGGTGCCTTTCAAGTTGCTGGTGGCATTGGTGTTGGCGGAAATATTGTCATTGGCGGTAATTCAACTGTTACCAATAACGAAGTAATTTTAGGCACAACAGCAGTATCGTCTACAATTACTGGTGCGTTACAAGTACGAGGCGGAGTTGGCGTTGGCGGCAGTGTGTTTGTGGGCGGTGTTGTTACTGCCACAAACTTCTTTGCAGGTCCATGGGCTGTATCTACTGGTACTAGTCTTGCCGTGCAGTGGGTTGGTTCTGCATTGGGCACAGTGGACACACTGAATTTTGCAACAGGAACAACTGCCACTGTTGTGGGCAGAACTGTAACCATTCAAGCAGTGAGTCAAGTTAGTACCGTGGCACAGCCAGCAGCAGCAAATTATTTTCCAGTATTTGTTGACAGCAATAATACTACTACCTCTGGAGAAATACTTTATACCACAGGTAGTTTTAGTATAAATCCGGGCACGGGCGAAATTACGGTTGGAAGTACAGTAACATCGGCAGGATTTGTTACTCCTGCGGGAGCAGCAAACAGGCCTGGCGCTCACTATGATATTGCAACAGGTCAATACCTACATGCTGGTCAAGGAGTTAATATTGGTGGTGAAGCTGGTGGTAAGTTGATTTTTGGTGACACCTTTACGCCAAGCGTCCTAGAAGGAAACCCGTCTACAATATTTGCATATGTTAATAATAACATTGCGGGTAATCAATTATGGTATGGCACCAGTGCAGGACTTGTTGTAGGTAATGGAGTTAGTCCACTTGCAACACTGGATGTTCGAGGTACTGCTATAGTTTCAAGTACAACAAATGCAACTTCAACTAACACAGGTGCTCTACAAGTCCAAGGTGGTGTAGGCATTGGTGGCAGCTTAGTTGTTGGCGGAACTGTTACAGCAACTAACTTTGTTGGTAATTTAACAGGAATTGCTACTACTGCTTCTTTTGCATTACTTGCTACTACTGCGTCTTTTGCATTAGTTGCTACAACTTCTACTAACTTAGCTGGCGGTAATGTAGGAAGTTTACCTTATCAAAGTACTGCAAGCAGTACAGTGTTTCTCCCTTTGGGAACTGTTGGCTTTATTTTGACTGCCGGAGCAACTGGGCCACAATGGTCCAATGCTGAAAGTTTAGGAATCACCACAGCAACCAACATTGCTGGCGGATCTGCAGGACAATTGCTGTTTCAAAGCACAGGTGGCATAACAGCATTTGCAGGTCCGGGCACCGCAGGCCAATTGTTGGTTAGTGCTGGCGCAAGTGCTACAGGACCGGTGTACACCGGTACTGCCAGTATCTATGTGGGTCGTGCAACATTGACAGATGCTGTTGTAGGCGCTGGCACCGGTAATATACTCATTCAAAGTGCAAACAACACCACAAGTTTCTTGAGCACTGGCACAGCAGGACAACTGCTGATGAGTGCAGGTGGCGCTCCTGTGTTTATCAACACTGCAAGTGTGTATGTGGGATCAGCAGTAACCGTTGACACTGTGCGACAGACTACGGATCAGAACTATTATCCCACAATGGTCGGTACATTAAATGCTGCACGATCAGCAAATTTTGTATTCACCACAAGTTCGTTCCGAATCAATGCTGCCAGCGGCCTAATGTCATTATCAGGCAGACTGGCTGTCAACAACACTGACTCCAGCACAGGTACCAACACTGACAACTCGTTGTATGTGGGCGGCGGAGCTTGGATAGACAAGAACCTTACAGTCAGCGGTGATACTACATTTAGAGGCAGTGTGGTATTCAATGGTACCAACACATTTGTGTATTCCAGTTCTACGGTATACACAGACAACTTGATCAGCCTACATGCACCAGGTGGCAGCGGACCTGGCAATCATACTTGGACCATAGACGATGGCAAAGACATTGGTTTCATGTTCCATTACTACAAGACCACAGACAAAGATGCATTCTTGGGATTTAATAATGCCACAAGTTTCTTGGAATGGTATGACAACGGCACAGAAAGTGGCGGAGTTTTTACAGGAACCAGTTTTGGTACATTTAGAACAGGTGCTGTTAAACTAGTAGGTGGCACACAAAACACCGGTAACACTTCAACCGGCGACTTGACTGTGTTGGGCGGTGTAGGTATCACAGGCAATGTATACATCCAAGGTTCATTGAACGTAATTGGTGGCGGCAGTACCAACATTGTGGGTATTATCAGCACTGCCACCAGTATAGCAGGCGGCAGTAATGGTCAATTGGTCTATCAAGTATCACCTGGCGTTACAGGATTCGTAGGACCTGGCACCGCAGGTGAACTGTTGTTCAGCGGCGGTACCGGTATTCCAGTTTACAACAGCACTGCCAGTACCTATGTAGGCAATGCAGTGGTATCCACCAATCTGCGTAGTGGTACACCTTTTCAAATTCCGTATCAGAGCAGTGCAAACACAACAGCGTTTGCTAGCTCAGGTACAACTGGCCGGTTCTGGCAAGCCACAACCAACGGCGCTCCTACGTGGACCACAACTGCCAACATTTATGTGGCCAATGCAGCAATTGCTACCAATCTGCGTAGTGGTACACCTTTTCAAATTCCATATCAGAGCAGTGCAAACACAACAGCATTTGCCAACTCAGGTACAACTGGTCAGTTCTGGCAAGCAGCCACCAACGGTGCTCCTACCTGGACCACAACTGCCAACATGTATGTGTCAGCCGCAGCCAACGCAGCCAGTTTGTTTGGCGGTGTAGGTGGTAGTATACCTTATCAAAGTGCTGCCAATACAACAACATTCTTAGGCATTGGCACAAACGGATTTGTTTTGACCAGCAACGGATCGGCACCTGTATGGCAAGCATTGTCTGGACTTACTTCAGGATCAGCAACTACTGCTACCAACTTGGCAGGTGGCAATGCTTGGCAAATTCCATATCAAACTGCACCTGGCAACACAGCATTTGCTAGTTCAGGAACTGTGGGACAATTTTGGCAAGCTGCCACCAACGGCGCACCTACATGGACCACAACTGCCAACATGTATGTGGCCAATGCAGTGGTATCTACCAACTTGCGTGGCGGAACTATCGGTCAACTGCATGTACAAACAGCAGCAGACACAAGTGGATTTGTGGGTCCAGGTACCGCAGGTCAATTACTAGTATCAGCTGGTGCAGCAAGTCCAGTATACACCAACACTGCAAGTATCTATGTGGGTCGTGCAGTGTTGGCTGATTCAGCCACTACAGCTCTAACTGCCAACCTTGCAACCACAGCCACTAATCTGGCAGCAGGCGTAGCTGGTAGTTTGCCGTATCAAAGTGGCACCGGCACCACAACGTTCTTGGGAATTGGCACCAACGGATTTATATTGGCCAGCAACGGCTCCGCGCCAATATGGCAGGCCATCAGTGGATTGAGTGCTGGTAGTGCTACCACTGCTACCAATTTGGCAGGTGGTAATGCTTGGCAAATTCCATATCAAACTGCACCTGGCGCTACTGCGTTTGCCAACTCAGGCACAACGGGTCAATTTTGGCAAGCCACAACCAACGGAGCTCCTACATGGACCACAACCGCCAACATGTATGTGGCCAATGCGGTCATTGCTACCAACGTGCGTGGCGGTACTATTGGGCAACTGGCTGTGCAAACAGCAGCCAACGCTACAGGATTTGTAGGTCCGGGTACAGCAGGTCAATTATTAGTGTCAGCAGGCGCAGCAAGTCCAGTGTACACCAACACTGCCAGTATCTATGTGGGTCGTGCAGTGTTGGCCGATTCAGCTACTACAGCTCTAACTGCCAATCTTGCAACCACTGCTACCAACTTGGCAGCAGGTGTAGCAGGTAGTTTGCCGTATCAAAGTAGTGCTGGCATTACAACATTCTTAGGCATTGGTACCAACGGATTTGTGCTGACCAGTAATGGTTCAGCGCCAATATGGCAGGCCATCAGTGGATTGAGTGCTGGTAGTGCTACCACTGCTACCAACTTGGCAGGTGGCAATGCTTGGCAAATTCCATATCAAACTGCACCTGGTGCTACTGCATTTGCCAACTCGGGTACAACTGGCCAGTTCTGGCAAGCCACAACCAATGGTGCTCCTACATGGACCACAACTGCCAACATGTATGTGGCCAATGCAGCAATTGCTACCAATTTGCGTGGTGGTACTATTGGGCAACTGGCTGTGCAAACAGCAGCCAACACAAGTGGATTTGTGGGTCCTGGCACAGCAGGTCAATTGTTGGTATCAGCTGGTGCAGCAAGTCCAGTATACACCAATACCAGCAGTATCTATGTACAGAATGCTGTGGTATCTACCAACTTGCGTGGTGGTACTGCAATGTCAGTACCGTATCAGAGCAGTGCAGGCACAACTGCATTTGTTGCAGCAGGCACAACTGGACAAGTTTTGCAAACCAACGGAACAGGCAGTGCTCCAACTTGGGTCACAGTAAGTGGATTGGGTGCAGGATCCGCAACCACTGCCACACAGGTCAACACTGTGGCACAAACAGGCAACGCCAGTTATTTCTTGACTTTTGTTGATTCTAACAATGCTAGTGCAACCGGAGAATTGGTCTACACAACTTCTAGCTTTACAATCAATCCCGCAACTCGAGCAGTAGCTGTTGGCGGAGCGTTGTCTACTGTTGGTAGTGCAGATCTTGCAACTGGATTATCTGGCGATGTTGTTCAGATAGGAGCAGCAAGTTCAAGAGTAATTGTCAGCGCTGGCGGCGGCAATATTCATATTAGATCAGAAGCTGGAGATTTTAATCTACGTGCAGCAACAGCCCTTCTCGGCGGCCTAACTATTGCTGCTGCTGGTGGCACAGTAACAATTAATACTAATTCAAATGCAATTTCAACTACCACCGGCGCATTGAGAGTCGTCGGTGGAGTAGGAATTGGCGGTACCTTAATGGTTAACGAAAGAATAACTATTGGTACTACAAGTACATCTAATAAATTTGAAGTAGCAGGCACAGCCGGTCAGTTGTTCAGTGTTGCTGATACTTTTACTGGAACAATATTCAGTGCCAACGATGTTTCTGGCATCCCAAGTATTGAAGTATTGGACACTGGTCTTGTTAAACTTGCACAGTATAATGGACAGGTTACAATAAGCACAGGAACAGCAGTTTCTGGCAGCGGACTGGCAGTATGGACAAGTACTTACATTTTATCATTGGGCGTAGGTACTAGTGGCAGTGGAACAATTGGTGAAATTCGTGCTACCAACGAAGTTACTGCTTATTATTCAGATCGAAGACTAAAAGAAAATGTTCAGGTAATTGACAATGCTGTTACAAAAGTGTTATCATTAACAGGTATCACATACACACCCAATGCCATTGCTGAAAGTTATGGCTACGATAGAACTAAGAAATTGGTTGGTGTGTTTGCAGACGAGATTGAAGCAGTATTGCCTGAAGCAGTTCGTCCAGCACCGTTTGACGTTGACGACAGCGGCAATAGCAAAAGTGGTGAAAACTATAAAACTGTACAGTATGAAAAGATTGTGCCGTTGCTGATTGAAGCTATCAAAGAACAACAGAAATCTATTGAGAATTTACAAAAAGAAATAGCGCAATTGAAGAGTCAAATTTAATTGCTCAAAATTTAAGGTATAAAATATGAGCGTAAGTTATGGAACATCAATTGCTACATCTGGACTGGTATTGTGTTTAGATGCCGTTAATATTAAAAGTTATCCCGGCAGTGGTACAAAATGGTATGATTTGTCAACTACTAATAGAGCATGTACTCTTAACAATGGCCCTTCTTATACCAGCGGTATTGGTGGATATTTTACATTTGACGGTGTTGATGATAATGTAACTGTTGGTACACTAAGTGGTTACGGAACATCAGTAACATGCGAGGCTGTATTTAAAACTACCAGCGGTAATACCTGGAAAAACATAATATGTGGACCGACTAACGATGTTATATTTACAGTAAATGGCGGGCTTTTGAATTTTGGATGTCAAGGCAGTTCTCCTATTCCACATGCAAACTATAGCACCACAACTGTAAACACAGGAGCATGGTTTCATGGAGTAGCAACCTATGATGGAAGTAATGTTAGAGTTTATATTAATGGAGTAAAAGAAAGTACTAATGCTAGAACAGGTACAATAACTCCAGGATCATTATATGTTGGATCAAATAGTGGCGGCAGTAGCGAATTTTTTGTTGGGCAGTTAGGATTTGTCAAAATTTACAATACTGTATTAACAGATACTCAAGTTCTACAAAACTTTAATGCAGTAAGAGGGAGGTACGGACTATGAGCCTAAATCACGGACCTTCGATTGCCACATCTGGCTTAACACTATATCTAGATGCTGCCAATATTAAAAGTTATCCAGGAACCGGGTCAACATGGTTTGATTTAAGCGGCCTTGGCAATAACGGTACACTGGTTAACAGCCCTAGTTGGACCACAGTTGGTGGTGTTAGGACTTTTAGTTTTAACGGTACAAACAACCGTGTTTCGTTTAGCTACCAAACTCCTGTACAATCAGCTTCAGCAACGGCGTTTACTTGGGGGGTATGGCTTCGGGCCAACCGGAATTTTGACGGAGATTTAGTGATGGGCAATAGAGGAACTACACCGTTGCAGTTCTACAAAATGACCACTCAAAAGTTTGAGATGTACCCCGCAGAAATATTTTCTCCGGTGCCGCTTGCAACGTGGATATATGTTACTGGCGTGTGGAATGGTCTACAATCTGGAGCAAGTAATCTAAAGACGTATATGTATGTAAATGGGGTACAGGTAGGATCGCGAGATGGAGACACGCCAGATTTCTCACCGAATCCTATGACGTTTAATATAGGTGGTGATGTTGCGGCCAACGAATGGTTCCAAGGTTCCATAGCAGCCGCGCACGTTTATAACCGCGCTCTTTCAGCAGCAGAAGTAACTCAAAATTTTAGAGCGTTGAGAGGCAGGTACGGAATATGAGTGCATTTGGTGGTCCAAACATACAACCCAACGGATTGGCATTTTACTATGACATGACCAATACTCAAAAGTCTTTCATTGGACCTCCGGCAACCAATCTAATAACATTTAGTCAAGCATATTCTGGTGGCAATTTCATGTCTAACTGGACAGGAAACATGTTTAACAATTGGATTAATTCAACAGTTACATCAGGATTTTTAGCACCAGACGGAACAAATACCGCAGACCAGTTAACAGGGTACTATTCTCGTTATTCTCAAACTATATCTGTTTCTGCAAACACCACATATACATTTTCTTGTTGGGTAAAAAATGCCGGACTAGTTAATCCAATATTGTTAGGTATAGCTACAGGATTAAATGGCGCAGTGATAAATGCTCCTGCGGTAACTACAAGTGCTCCTATTGATAGTATTGGAGACTGGTCGAGATACTCTGTAAGTTATACAATACCCGCTACAGGTGTTAATCAAATACAATGTGGCGTAGATTTTGGCGCAAGTAGAGCAAATTCCGCAACGGGCTATTCTGTATATGCATGGGGAGCACAATGCGAGGTTGGATCGTATGCTACTCCATATATACCAAGCCTTGGGTCGTCCGGAACTAGATCAAACACACAAGCAATCAGAGACCTTACAAACAACAACACAATCACTGCAACAAGTCTAACATACGCAAGTGACGGCACATTTAGTTTTAATGGTTCTAATTTTATCACTATACCAAATACAACTTTAGGCAATGGCACAACACCCTGGACAGTTAGTGCATGGGTTAAAACTACAACTACTACAAATGATCTAGGTAACGGGTCTGTGATGTCAAACTCCAGTGGCGGTCCGGTGTATTCAATGATGGGAGTAAACAGTGGAAGAATTGTATACTGGACTTATCAAAGCAGTGCATGGGCTCAGAAACTTGGTATAAGAACTGTAAACGATAACAATTGGCATATGCTAACATGGATAAACTACGATAATAATACCATGGACATGTATGTGGACGGAACATTAGATGCAAACGTTGCAAATTCAACTTCTGGTAATAATAACCCAGTTGATAGAATTGGTGGGTCATGGTCGGCACAGTTTGTAGGATCCATAGCATCAGTTTCAAGATACACTAGAGCACTAACCGCAACAGAAGTCCGACAAAATTTCAATGCTGTTAGAACAAGATACGGCATATAATTACAAATAACAAATTGGCTAAATACTGGATCAACTTTGAAACCAAGTAAATTTACTGGTCAATAAATAACAAGGCCGCTAAGGAAACAATAAATGCCAGTTTTGCCAGCAACGGGATCTGCAATATCAATGGGTAAGGTACAAGCAGCATACAACAACGTACCTGCAGGTACCGGTGGTAGTGCCATTGCCGGCAGTCAAAACGTGCGGCTAAGTGCATCATTGGGTGCAAACTATGGCGGTAAAGTGGCAGGAACACAGATTAGTTTTTCCGCTACCTTTGGCGGAAAAACAGCACCGTTCACATATGCCTAAACGGATTAAAAATGAAAAAGAAAAAATTAGATATTGACAAGTTGATTAAATGTGCTACAATTGGAACAAGCCGCTGGGAATTAGACAACATTGTCTACCATGACAGAACTTCTAACCCGGCAACCTTGTTGGATTTCTTAAAAAGAATTCAACTGTTAGAAAGCCTTGAAACTGTTTCAGAAGCAGAAAAAAACGAGTTGACAATATTGAGAGAACTTGCAGAAGAATTAGACGTGGATGATTGCGAACAATTATTGAGCAATCAAGACGATGTTGCACAACAACATTTTATTGAAAATTTAGCAAGACAGGGTGCATTGGAAACGCTGTGTAAAAATGAAATCAGCATTGCCACAATGACAACCATGTGCAAACTCAGTCCCAACGACTTTGTGTTGGCAGCAAAACGCAGCCAAGACATAATTAATGCAATTCAGGAATTGGTAATTCAAGGTGAAACTTTGAGTAAAGATGTAGCAGGTGCATGAGTAAAAGCGTATTTGCTTCCAGCCAGTGGAGCCTAAAAAAATCTAAACTGGCAGTACTTAGTCCAACCAGGGACCATGTACATTCGGCGTTCAGCAAGTGTCTAGTTGAGCTGGTCAAACTCAATACCATGAATGGTTTAGATACCCATGTAGTATTTGATGCCAGCACAGTGTTGCTGACTCAGCGAGAACGATTAGCTTTAGAAGCCAAAAACATCGGTGCTGAATACATGCTGTGGCTAGACAGCGACATGGTGTTCCCTCCAACTACTGCACTGAGACTGTTGGCACACAAAGAGCCTGTGGTCGCTGCCAACTATGTACGTAGACAACTACCAGCCAAAGGTGTTGCTTATGAAACCATCGGCGATTGGTCCAATCCCTTGCCATTCGAACCGCAAGATGATTTGGTTGATGTAGAAGGTATTGGTATGGGATGTATGTTGGTCAAAACCAGCATCCTAGACGAGATAGCACAACCTTGGTTTGAATTTGGATGGACTCCAGCCAGCAATGATCACTTGGGTGAAGACATGATCTTTTGTCAAAAAATGGCGCAGGCTGGCTATGGTGTCAAAGTTGATACACAACTCAGCATGGAAATGCGACATCTAGGAACCTGGGCATTTGGTCCAGATCTAATCGATTAAATCCAACAACAATTCCAGTTTTGCTCGTATCACTTTGCTGGCAAGACTGGCTTTTACACCTTGATGCAATGGCTTGGGCCAACTGTCAAAACTACACCATGCATATCCTGAATGTTCTTTGTTTAAAACAGGGATAAATTCATTGTCTACCAACACCACATAGGTGTTGTATTGGAAGTTTTGGTCATTGCTGGTAAACAGTTCCAGCGGTATGGTTTTCTTGATGTTGTTGACCACACCAATTTCTTCTTCAATTTCTCTTTTGAGAGCTTCAAACGCAGTTGCATCTGAAGGTTCTTTTCTTCCTCCAACCAAGCCCCATGTGCCTGCGGTCTTACCTTGTGTGCGCAACAACAGTAGAAACCTCTTGGTATCCTTGGCCAGAAACAGTCCGCCACTGGCAATAATTTGTTGCGGGTTTATAGAATTATTCTCCATGCATCTCGATCGTAAATGCCTTCAAAACTCTTGGACCACGAATCGTTTTCCCATTTGTATTGAATGCCTGTGTATATGTTAGTTATGTAGGTCACTGTTTGTGTCTGCAAGGAATTGAAAACAATGTTCCATTCAGTGCCAGTCCACTCAATGATGTCGTTGGCTGTGGCAGCGAATCCATCACCGTTGCCCTGTAGCCATGCTGCTGGACCATCTGCTGAAGTGCTGTTGATGTTTTCCAGTATCAAATATCTTGCACCTGATACAGGTGTGCCGGGATTGAAAGTGTCAGGATTGATAATTGCATCAATTGTGCCTCGGGCACCAATCACAGTGTTGGTAGGGATAGTGTCAGTGTCAATGTTCAACAACATTCGACGTTCATCCAAAGGATCCAAACTCACATATGCAACAACTTCGTTACCATCAGATTTGATCAATCTTAACTGTGTTAAATTTGCTCTAAACTGTCCAGGATACAGGTCCAGCAAACTTCTCCAAGACACTGTGTGCCCCGGCATTTCAACATCGTTGGCATGAGATGCAGTGTTGTTTCTCAACAAGCTGGCCACATTGTCCAGCACCATCAGTTCAAAGTTGCCCGGAGTTACTGTGGTTCTACTGACTGGGTCACCTAACCCAGTGTACATGTTGGTGCCGCTGCCGGTGCCTTCGTATTCGCTCACAATCACTCCCTGCTGATTACTGAAAGCATTGGCTATAATCTTTGTAATTATTCCCATGCGTTTGACCTTTGCAGGTGGTGTGATCCAAATAGGAGTTTCAAATGTCATGTTCAAGATGTCAATGTCTTGATTGGTTCCTTGTGGAACTTGTCGACTGGACCATGTGGTGCTTTTTAAAAACAACACTGTGAGGCTGGTCCAGTCCACATAGTTGTCTGTGGTCTGCAATTCCATGCTGGGATTGAACAGGTAACTCAATTGTTCAAAAATTTGCAACTTTTGATCTGTGTTGGTAGTCCATATATCTGCACTAAATGTCAACTTGTAAGGACTTGGCATAATGCGTTCCACAGTATAGCCTCGTCCTTGTGTTTCCAAGTATTGTTGACTTTCTTCGTCAAATTCTCTTTCTCGTATATTCACCTTGCTCACAAAGGTTGGATCTTGCAATCGTGTTTGTTCGTATTCTACACTCTTGATATAACAAGCAATAAACGGAGCACTGGGCAAAGTGTTTTCACTGTTTTTCTTCAGCAGTGCCGCAGCTTGTCGGCTAGGATCGCCATACATAACAGGTACCTGCACCAATCTGCCATTGCCATCTTTGTAACTGAAGTTGCTCATAACTCGCATGAACTGAGTTAGGTAGCGTCTTATCTGACCGTCATAGAACCAATCCATTTTAGTTGTCCGCCCGTGGTTTAAGTGCTTTGCTTAGTGCTTGTCGTTCTTCCACGACCTGACCGTTGATAGTGGCTGTTGTAAGATTGTTAACAAAACTAGATTTTTGCGTCATTCGTACTGCTTCGCCTTCGAAGTGTGTACCTGGTGCAACATCCTGAGAACCAAATTGATTCATGGTCATACGTACTCCTTGCTCATACAGGTTCCAACGTTTGCCATCATATCTAAACAGTGCATTGGGCAAATAATCTGTACGCAGGTGAAATTGTCCAACGCTGGGATTTGCAGGAAATGTTATACCAGATGCAAATGTTGCTCCGTTTGGTGGAATACCGTTGCCGCTGTCAATTCCAACATATAGTTCTCGGTGCCTAGTGTTCAACACAAATGCAGCATCTTTGGTATCCATACTAGCATCATCTATAACATCACTGGCAGAAGCATAATCTACCAAACCAGATTCCACAGTAGGAATAATAAAAAAGTGATCTTTATCGTATCCGCTGAGTGGAGCATCTGCATTGGCTTGTTCAATGATTTGATTGTTTATGTCAATGCTCTTTTGATAGGTACTCATTAGATCGCGCAAGGTACTGCCATCTCCAGCACCAGAATCTTGATCGAGAATTTGTGCAAATTCTTGAGTGTCCACCAAAGGTTGACATTTTGCTCGCAACAGGTGCGGATACCATGTTTGACTGAATCCGTTGGCTGGACGACTGACATCTGTGACTACATAAAATCGCTTCAACGCCACAATGCTGTCATCTAGTGCATATTCGTCTTTCAAGTGCGGCAATTCAAATACATCACCTGGCATGAGTTTGCGCTGTATGGTGTCCACAGTGTTGCGCAAATGAAAATGTACCATGATGTTGTCACTGGTTAGAAACAATCCAAACTGACTTAGATTAAAATCTAGATCCTGCATGGTATAAATTCCACGCATGATGTAAACATCAGGGTCATATTTTCTATCTCTGTTTTCCATCAGCAACACATCCTGTATTCCTAATTCTGGAATATTGAGTCCGCTGTTGTTGGGGGTAGTAGGTGTACTGGCGCCTTCTTCAGGAGTCACAGTACCTATGTATTTGTGTACATAGATGTCGGTGCCCCCAACTTGAAATTGCTCATTGATCACGCGATCAATAAATTTAAAATCTGGGCCTTTTTCTGGTTTATACAAACTTAGTCTTGGCATAGTCTTGTATTTATAAGATAAATATCCGTATGACTGACAACGAACTTGAACGCCAAAATGTAATTGATTACATACAAACCATGCTGGGATCTGGCATGGTTGATGTTGAACTTGATCCTGTGCATTATAATACTGCAATAGACCGATCATTGAACAAATTCCGACAACGCAGCAGCAACAGCGTTGAAGAAAGTTTTGGTTTTTTGACCATACAAGTTGATGTTAATGATTACTATCTGCCCAAAGAAGTTATGAATGTGAGACAACTGTTTCGCAGAAGCATTGGTTCACGCACCGGCGGCGGCGAAGGCGGTACATTGTTTGAACCGTTTAACCTAGCATATTCTAACACCTATTTGTTGGCAAGTTCTAACATGGGTGGGTTGGCCACTTACTATGCATTTGCCAGTTATCAAAAGCAAGTGGGCAAGATGTTTGGTAGTGATATTAATTTTACATTCAATAAAACTACAAAACTTTTGACAATCATGCAGCGTCCACGTGCCGAGGAAGAATTATGTTTGTGGTTGTACAACTATCGCCCAGATTTTAATCTACTACAAGATCCTCAAGCAAATCAATGGTTGCGAGACTATGCTCTTGCAACTTGCAAAATAATGTTGGGTGAAGCAAGAGAAAAGTTTGCCAGCATTGCCAGTCCGCAGGGCAGCACACAGCTCAACGGAGCTGCCCTAAAAGCCGAAGGCAAAGCTGAAATTGAAATTCTAGAAGCCGATCTAGTAACCTACAAAGACGGCGGCACACCCCTTACTTTTGTAATTGGATAACAATGACATCTTTTCAGACAGACAGTGTTGTATTAGACAACCTTAACCCCACCGAGCCCACTTTTTCCACATTATCAAATGGTCAAACAATAAATCACAAGTGGTATTTAAAAGGCGGCGGCAACTTTCAGTATCCTTATTTTTTACAAGCAATACAAACCACTGGCAAATCAAAATACACTAGATGTTTTGAATGGTGTTGCGGCCACGGAATTATAGGATGGGAAATATTAACCAACGGAATATGTGAACAATTGGCATTTTCTGACTGTTATGATCTAGCAATTGATACCTGTTTGGCAAATGCTGTACATCTTGGATATCAAAATATAGTACAAGGTCATGTTGCATCCACTATATCATCAATTCCGCAAACAGAAAAATGGGACTTGGTTGTAGGGAATCCGCCAAACAGCGGCAATGCTGCCGGATTTATTGAGCAAGCAACAGATCACAACACCCAGCCATCTGCAATGCAAAATATGGCCTTGCGAATTACTGTGGATCAAGGCTGGGCAGCACATCGAGAATTTTTTGAAAACATACGTTCACGTATTACCGACGATGCTGATATTTTCTTAACTATGCATGACACAGTATTTGATCAAATGAAATCCATTTACGAGCCTGCAAATTTTCAATTGGTATCCATAACAGACATGTTCCCTGTAGATACCAATCTAAAAATTGTGCATTTTAAATCCAATTGACTTGACGACTGTAGTGAATTATAGTAAATTATAGTATCACTTGAGGGTATGCTATGATTATTGGTTTTGTTGGATTCATTGGCTCGGGCAAAGATACTGCCGCAGATTATCTGGTTAACTTTCACGAATATCGACGTGACTCATTTGCCAACACACTCAAAGATGCGGTGGCCTGTGTGTTTGGATGGGACCGCACACTGTTGGAAGGTCGCACCAAAGAAGCTCGCGAATGGCGAGAACAACCCGATGCATGGTGGAGTGAAAGACTAGGAAGAAACATCACTCCTCGATTAATGTTACAATTGTGGGGCACAGAAGTTTGCCGTAGTGGATTTCACGACGACATTTGGATTGCTAGTCTAGAAAACAAAATGCGTAAAACCGGTGATAACATTGTGATCAGCGATGTGCGTTTTCCCAACGAAATCAAAGCCATTCACAATGCTGGTGGCATTGTGGTGCGTATCAAACGCGGTGCAGATCCAGAATGGTATGATGCCGCTGTCAGTGTAAATTCTGGTCCTGAAAAAAATGCTACCTGGAGTATAAGTAAATCTAAATTAGAGAAACTAAAAATTCACGCTAGTGAAACTGCCTGGGTTGGTGGTGACATAGATCATACTGTGTATAACGACACCACTATTGACGCTCTGTTTGAACAAATCAAGAATCTATTGCCTGCTGTTGATCTCAGCGAGGATGTTAAATTGGTGTTGGATCTTCATTAAAAATCAGGTCGCAGATCACCTTGACGCCACTTGACTCCTTCTTTTTGCAAAATACGTTGACAGTTGGCACACACTGTTTTTAAATTGCTAAATCGTGAATTGGTTAGATCACCATCCACATGATAAACATTAAATTGTTCTTGAAATTTTGAAGTAAAGCCGCATTTGTCACATGCGGTTTTTTTCTTGTAACCTGCCAGTGACCATGTGGCAGTTCCAGCACTCCTGCCTCGCGCACAATGATCGCACACTGACCTATAGAAAGGTTTTCCTTCCTTATGGTAATTGATAGCCACTGGTCGTTGACTGCATTTTTTACAAAGTTTTCTCATCCCGCCCTTTTAGTGCCCTTTTCTCCTTGTATTTAACCGTGTTTTTTTTACCATACGTGCTAAATAAAACAAAGTAATCCACTAAGGAGTTTTTAAGATGGCAACATTACAATCACCAGGCGTATCAGTATCAGTAATCGATGAGAGTTTTTATACTCCTGCAGGAGCAGGTACTGTACCAATGATATTTGTCGCAACAGGGCAAGACAAACCAAACGGAGCAGGTACAGGGGTAGCGCAGGGTACCACAGCAGCAAATGCTGGTAAGATCTGGGTCATTACAAGTCAACGAGATTTGACAGACACATTTGGTACACCGTATTTTGAAACAGATGCAGAAGGCAATGCTGTTCACGGTGGAGAATTAAACGAATACGGACTTCAGGCTGCTTACAGTGCGTTAGGTGTAAGTTCCAAGGCATACATTGTACGTGCCGATGTAGATCTTTCTTCCTTGCAAGGTGTAGGCACAGTACCAAACGGTACGCCAGTTGACAAAACATACTGGGTAAATACCGCAGGCACTACATTTGGTATCAACGAATGGAATTTGGCCACAGGAAAATTCACTGTTAAAACTCCAAAAATTATCGACAACACAAATGTTGACAGCGACTACGATACTGGAGCCAATTTACCTTCAGCACTGTTTGGCAGTGTTGGAGAATATGCAATGGTGTTAACTAGCGACAACGGTGTTGCAATTAAAAATGCATTATACTATAAAACATCCACAGGATGGGTTGCTGTAACAGACACATTCGATGGTGGAAAGACAGTAACACTGTCTCCACACTTTGATTACCCAGATTACACAGCAAGCGGACTGAATGCCGACACCGGCAGTATTTGGATTAAAACAACTAGCCCAGGCCGCGGCTCCAGCTGGGACCTTAGAGTTTACAACGCCAGCACAGGGTCTTTTGATAAAAAATCTGCACCTTTGTATGCCAGTCGTCAAGCTGCAATTGCTGGGCTGGATTCTGTAACTGGTGGCCAAGGAATTCCACTAGGATCTGTATTTGTTGAATATGATTACGAACAAAACGACAGTCCTGAATACCAACTGCATATTCGATACAAGAGTGGTCCAACATCTGTTACACAAGTCAATACTACACCAACCAACCAGCCTAGTGCTTTTACCATTAGAGAAACATTGGCATCTGGTGTTTGGAGCAACGGTATCACAATGTCGTTCACAACAAGTACAACAATTACATTTGGTGAAAAAATTGCAGCAAGCATCAATTCCACCGCAGGTTTCCAACACACCAGTGCTGAGTGGAATCCTGCATTGAACAGATTGACAATCACACACGCACTAGGTGGTGATATTGAAATTAATGAAACACAAAATCAACCATTTAGCCAAGGCCTAGGATGGTCCGGTGGATATGAAAACATTGCAAACTTGTATCTTGGTCCTGACTCCACTTGGATTCTTTCCAACTGGAAGCCATTGGTATATGAAGCACAAGACACAACACCAACAACTGCTCCGGATAATGGACAAGTTTGGTTCAACACAGAATTAGATGTTGACATCATGTACAACAACGGCACAATTTGGCAAGGTTACGGAAATGCATTTCCTGGAGCAGATCCATTTGGTCCTATTGTCAGTGCCAGCACACCAACAACACAGCAGGATGGTCTAACACCATTGGCCAACGGAGATATCTGGATCAACACATCTGAACCAGACATGTACGGACGTGATGTTTATGTGTATGACGGCAATGCATGGGCATTGCAAGATGTCACTGACCACGATACTCCAGATGGTTGGATATTCCAAGATGCACGTTGGGCAACTACCAGCACAACTTCTGTTGCATCAGACATTGCAGATCTAATGGTCAGCAACTATGTTGATCCAGATTGTCCAGATCCAAAGTTGTATCCACGTGGTACTAGATTGTGGAACACACGCCGCAGCGGAAACAACGTTAAAAAGTATGTGACTGGATTTATCAACGTAAACACTACCAACGAGCGTTTCAATGATGAATCAATGATCAATTACTTCCCAGATCGCTGGGTCACTGAAAGTCCAAATGACTATGAACAAGTTGGACAGTTTGGTCGTAAGGCACAACGCAGTGTTGTGGTACAGAGTCTAAAAGCCCTGATCACAGCAAATCAAGGAATTCGTGACACCGACACATTGGTATTCAATCTAGTGTTGGCTCCGGGCTATCCTGAAGCTATACAGAACATGATTGAGTTCAACGTGGACAATGGACAAACAGCATTGGTCATTGGTGACACACCGTTTAGACTTCCTGCAACAGGCACAGCATTGAGTGAATATGGTAACAACGCTGTACTGGCTGTTGACAACAATGACCAGGCTGCTGTTACATACAGCACAAGCCTAGCAATGTTCTATCCAAGTGGATTCACTAACGATAATTTAGGAAACAGTATTGTTGTTCCGCCAAGCCACATGATGTTACGCACATTGATCAACAGCGACAACAAGAGTTACTTGTGGTTTGCTCCAGCAGGAACACGTCGTGGTACAGTTGATAATGCCAGCAGCGTTGGATTTGTTGAAGCCGGATCTGGTTCTTTTAGAACAGCCAGCCTGCACCAAGGTCTACGTGATGTAATGGCAGGTGTCAAGATCAATCCTATTGCAACATTGCCAGGAGTTGGCTTGGTCAACATGGGACAATACACTAGAGCACAAGCTGCTAGTTCATTGGACAGAATTAATGTAAGTCGTTTGGTATCTTACTTGCGCAGACAACTAGAAATTTTAGCAAAACCATATCTGTTTGAGCCTAACGATAGTCAGACACGAACAGAAGTCAAAGCAGCAGTTGATGCTTTGTTGACAGAGTTGGTAAGTCAACGTGCATTGTACGATTTCTTGGTAGTGTGTGATGGTTCAAACAACACTAACGCCAGAATTGATCGCAGCGAATTGTGGATTGATATTGCTATTGAACCAGTAAAGGCTGTGGAGTTTATCTACATTCCGTTGAGATTATTGAACACTGGCGAAATTGCCACTCTGAGTCAGTAATACACAAAGCAAATTTAAAGAATAAGGAGCATTAAATGCCAATCGCAAGTTTATCAAGATTTTCAGTTCCGCTTGACACTGATCAAAGTGCAAGCAACCAAGGTCTGTTGATGCCAAAACTACCATATAGATTCCGTGTAATTTTGGTAGACTTCGGAATCGGCGGAGCACCTGCAACAGAATTAACAAAACAAGTTATGACTGTTGATCGACCAAAACCAAGTTTTGAAGAAATTTCATTACACGTTTATAACAGTGTGGTCAAACTTGCTGGCAAGCCAAAGTTTGATGACATCAAGCTGAAACTACGTGATGATATGACCAACCTTGTTACCAACAAAGTTGGCGAACAGATGCAGAAACAATTTGATTTCTTTGAACAAGCAAGTGCAGCATCTGGACTTGATTACAAGTTCACTATGTTTATTGAAATACTAGACGGCGGCAATGGTGCATATCAACCAATTCCGTTGGAAACTTTTGAACTACAAGGTTGCTGGATCAAGAACGTAACATACGACGGTGGTGACTATTCCAAGAGTACTGAAGCAATGGGTATTGACTTGACCATCTGTTACGACAATGCATTGCAGACTGTAGGAATCAACGGAGGACTAATTGGTCTTGGAACTCCAGTTGGAAGAACAGTAGGAACAACCGCTATCGGCAGTTAATCAACTCCTACCAAAGAAAGCCTGGTCAATCCAGGCTTTTTTTATGACATAAATAATAGTATGAGTGATTCTTTCTATAAATTTTTATCAAACAGCGGCAATGGTACAGGCATATCTTTCAAGAGTTATGCTCATGCCACTGGCATGTATGTACGGGGCAACATGGCCAGAATGCCCAAACTTGGCTTTTTGTACTTTGTGGCATTTGATATCAACACAGCAGCAGTCAAGGATGTGTCCTGGTTACAGAGTCAAGGAAACTTGGACATAGGACTACTAGCAAAAACTGTTGATCTGCCAAAATTTAAAATCAGCACCGAAACTATAAATCAATACAATAGAAAAACCAATGTTCAAACAAAATTAAATTACGATCCAGTTAGTATAGTGTTTCACGATGACAACAGTGAAATAACCAACGGCCTTTGGAAAAATTATTACAGTTACTATTTTGCCGACGGCAGATTTAGAAACGAAGGATTGATTGAACCAGATTTTGCCAATACAAAATATTCAACCAGTGACAATGCGTATGGATTAGACAACAAACAAACTGAACCATTCTTTAGAAGCATAAGCATATTTGTATTACACCAGGGCAGGTTCACACAGATGACTTTGGCAAATCCGTTGATAACTGCTTGGGATCACGATCAACTGGATCAAGCAAATGGCACAAAAATTTTACAAAACAAAATGACTGTAACTTTTGACGAAGTCACATATTATCAAGGTCAAATTGAAGAAGAAGGTTCGTCAACGGTGTTCAAGGCCAAGTACTATGATAATTTGGCAGGCCCAAACAAAATTGGCGGAACAAACAATATTCAACGTCCTAGTGACATATTTGGTCCACGCTGGGAACCTCAGCCCATTCCGCCACCTAACTATCCAACTCCACGACCTGCAGGACAAAGTGTTAATCAGTTGAACAAATCTGCAGAACAAGCAAGAGGACAATTTGCTTCACCTGGACAGATTGGCGATCAGGCCACAGCTCTTGGTCGCAGAGCACCTCCAGTATACAATACACCTCGACCAATTGGCTCAGGCACATTTGGCCTTGGGCAACGTAGACCAGGCGGAATTGGTATAGGTGGTATCAGTGTTTGGTACGGCGCCGGAGGCCTGCATGGCAAGGCGGTAATAAATGCCGGACCAGTTAGATTAG